CAGAAGCATACCAAGATTTAGATTACCTTCGCCTACCAGAGGTTTTGATTTTGGAAGTGCTCTAATAAGTGGTGGTTTTCCTCTGTTATTTGGTCAAGGTCCAGTAGGTGCTCTTGCTGGTGGTTTAGGTGGTGGTATTGGTGGAATGTTTGGACAAATGGGTGGCTTTGCAGGAGGTATCGCAGCTACAGCAATAGTTCAACAAGTACAAAACACAATAGCTGCCGTATCACAATTAGGACAGGCATTTAATACCATAAATCCAAATATAGAGGCACTTACCGCATCATTAGGTGTAGCTGGAACGGAAGAAGAAAGAAGATTAAAACTAATCGAGGAAACACAGGGTAAACAAGCTGCGTTAGCTGCGGTAACAGAAAATATGAATAAAGCCATCGGAGTTGATGGAGTAGCAAACTTGAAGAAATTTGGAGAGACAAGTCAACTATTAGCTAACGCATTTACCTTGGCAATGACAAAAATGCAAGCTGCTTTAGCCCCATTGTTTGAATTACTCGCAACTCCTTTCGCTGGACCAATAAAAGCACAACAGAGAGCAGAGCAAATTGCTGCTGGCGGTGGAGCCACAGATGCAACCTTATTAGGATTACAAGAACAACTAGAAGGAATAGCGTCTACTAAACAAAATAGAGCAAGACGTAAAAGATTAGAAGCACAGATAGAAGCTAGAAAACAAGAGTTAGCTGAACTAGGAAAAATAGAAATAACAGCTAAAAATATAAGAATGATAGAAGATTCTAAACTTAAAAAAATAAGGCAACAGAATGATTTACTGAGAGCAAAAATAAATGGAAACTTTGAGGAAGTTAAGTTAGCTCAAGAAGTAGAAGAAAAAATACAGGAGATGGTAGACGCAGGAGCAAAGATAAATGAAATAGATAGACAGAGAGTTGAAGATACTATGAAACTAAATAAAGATTTAGAAAAACAGGCAGAGTTAGCAGAAAAAATAAGACAATCATTTAAAGATTTAGGACAGTCAATAGCAACAGACATATCTGATGGAATAAAAGGAATGATCCGTGGAACGTCAACACTCAACGATCTGCTCAATAACGTAATGAATAAACTAATAGACACAGCATTTAACATGGCTTTCTTTGGTAATCCAATGGGTCAGATGGGAAGTGGAGGATTATTTGGTTCGATATTTAGT